TATCAGTACTGCTTCTTAATATACAAAAATATGACCTTCTAATTGATTTTTAGAAGGTCATATTTTTATGATTATGACACTAGCACTCGTATTTATAGTTATCGTGCATTGTGGGGCATTCCAGACCCCTCTTAGAATCTAATAGGCTTATCCCAAGATGCCTGATTTTCTAAATGTGCTTCAATTAATTGGTCTAGTTTATTCTGCTGTTCTAGTGAGAATTGGATAGTAGAATCGGGCAACCAGTTAGGAGTTTCTTTGAGGTATCGTTCTGGAGACACTAATCCTGATTCTGTACCAAACTGAAAATGAATATTCTGGAGGGAATTAAGATCTTTAGAAGTAAAATTTATTTGCTTACCATTTACTCTTGGCATAATAACTTGTGTTTTATAGCTACTGCCATTGGCATATGTTATATTTATCGAAGTTTTGCCATACTAATAATAAACGATATAATCATTATAACATAAATATATAATAAATACAGCATTATAACTATGTACAAGATAATCTCTGAACCATCATTATGTAAAGACCCTATTACTGGTGCTATACTATTACAAGATAGTGATATGTATAAACAATATATAGATAATCTTGCTAATATTCAAAACAATAATCTCAGATTAGTTAATTTAGAAATTTCTGTAATAGAGTTGTCAGAAAGTTTATTAGAAATAACAACACTATTAAAACAATTACTACAAAAATGAAAACCATTATAAAGAATTATGAAGTTAAACAGTTTTCAACGTTTCTAGAAACAATCAAGATATTGAATGATAATCGCTCACCAAAAGACATTACCAGTTGGGCAATTTCTGGAGCAATACAAGGAGTGTACAATTCTTCAGAAACTATATATATATTATGTAATAAAACTAATCCATTATTAGGAGAATTTACTATAGAGTTGACTAATCTTACTACCTCTAGTATGGCGACTGGGCAATATGTATATGATATATCGACATTAGTAGATACAAACACAGTATACAGATTATATTCTGGCACAATAACCGTGACTCAAGGGGTGACTGACATATTAAATACAGCTATACCACCAACTAATGATGGTGATAATGACTATTTTATAGACGGGGGAAATTTTCCCTAACTAACACAAAATTATTAAATTTAATAAAATGTCAATAAATTCTCGCACAGCATTGTTTGATTACGCAAAAAAGAAATTAGGTGCGCCACTAATAGAAATAAATGTAGAGAATTCCCAGTTAGAACAACTTCTTGATGACGTACTCCAACTATACCAGGATCGTGTGTATGACGGCACAGAAGAGGTGTATCTTAAATATAAAATTACACAGCAAGATATTGATAACAAAAAGACACACACACAAATATTGAATCCTGGTGGATTGTCATTCTTTGACAATCAAAACTTTTTAATAGTTCCTGACTATATAATTGGCATTACTAGTGTTGCCAGAACAAATAATAATTACCTACATGACATGTTCGGTCGATCCCCCGAATTCTTCATAATGGAACAGTTTAACTTTTATGGTGGTCAGATGTTAGATCTGACTGATATTTATCTACTACGTCAAAGCATTGAAAACATTATAAATATATTGAATGCGGAAACTGCTATTAAATTTAATAGAAATAATGGTAGATTATATCTAGATTTTGATATTGAATCAATGTTAGATCGTTTTATAATTATTCAGTGTCAACGCGCACTCGATCCTGTTCAATTTGCGAAGATATATAATGATAGATTCGTCAAAGAATATTTCGCAATACTTGTCAAAATACAATTTGGGCAAAATCTAAGAAAATTTTCTAATATACAACTTCCTAGTGGGGTGATGTTTAACGCTGACTCACTATACAACGACGGTGTTCGAGAAAAAGAAGCATTTTTGGCGAAAATGTCATCAGAATGGGAGGAATATCCTATATTCATGATAGGCTAAATTTTTATATGTTGCCATATTTTATTTTTATTTATATTGCGTATAAATATTATTACTCAAACACTTATCCAAGCAAAAATAAAAATGGCAAGAAAAAAAGAACTGGAAAACTCTTTTCAATCGAATCCGCTCCTAAAAAGAATTGGTGTAGACATAGAATTTGATGAGGATAATGTAAACGAATTTATGAAGTGCAAAAAAGATATAAATTATTTTGCAAATAATTACATCAAAATCGTTACATTGGATAAAGGGTTGACAAATATAAAACTTTATAAATATCAGGAAAAATTGCTGAAGACGTTTGACCGCAACCGCTTCGTTGTCGTTAAGTATCCTTTTTTGTCCCCGATTGCCGCATAATCAATAAACTGGTTAGCTAATATTGGGGACAACCTCGTCAAAGCGGGAAATGTGTTACAGGTGACACCGCAATCACCATCAAAAACCGAATTACCGATGAAGTAAAAATTATAACTATTGCAGAATATTTCAACTCCATATAGTATAAGCCTCATCATGTAAAACTGAATAACACATAACACAAATCCCTGGATAACTCTGGGGATTTGTGTTATAATAATTATATTATCTTATAAATTAACTGTTATGTTAAATAGTGTAATATGTGTTAATTGTAATAACTTCTATGACAAATATAATTTAAGATTTCATGTTAAATCTCATGGATATCAAAATTTATCAGATTATAAAAAATTTCATAATATATATATATATCAAAAGAAATCAAAAGTATGTGAATATTGCAACAGGGAATTCGTACCAATTAAAAAAAAACAAACTTTGCGCGAATGGTGCATTGCATTTAATCTAAGCTACAATACAATACATTCCAGATATAGACAAGGTTGGGTAGTCCCTAAATTATTTAGTTCAATAAAAAGGAAAAAAATAGAAATTGGTGAGTTTTTTCGTGATTTATCTTGACAAAAACGAGAATCTGTTATATACTAGTAATAAGCCAACATTATTAATATATGATTGACAAACAACTGGCAGAAAATATCTTTAAACTACTCCTAGCAAGTGAAATCGCATATTACGAAGATGATCTACCAGCTAAGAGTGCAGCACAACAAGCAACAGCAATGGTAGAGTTTTTTAATGTGCTACAACCAACATTAAACAAAGAAGAACTAAAACAGATGGACAGACTGCGAGAATATCTTCCCAAACACCGCTAGAATGCCCTACAACGCACGAAAATTAATTTTTTGAGGAAAGCATCATGATTGAAAAAATAACCAAATTAAAAGAAAACTTCGCCACATTTGAACAAACATACGGCAGGTTGATGAGAAATACAGATGAAGATGGATACGAGTTTTGTGCAGAAGGAATTTTAGGACTTACTGCTGGTCTTGACATCAAAATTCATCCAGAACATAACGTCTCCATGTTTTGTATTAATGGGGTATATCTATATTTGAATATTCCTCATAATATCTATGATAATTTAGATTTGCCGTTGCTTATATCTACATCAAAATTAATAGGATGGGGGGAACAATTAAAGTTGACAAAAAAGCAAATTAAGGCTATTATGCAGGAAGGCGAACAAATTTGTTGGGCATCTTTGAACGATGGGGTCAGATTAACTTTTTCCCAATTTATTTTACTGCTGGACATTCTGGACAAACTATATATATATCATGATTAATAAATTAGAACAATTAAAAGAGAATTTTGCCAAATATGAACAAGGATTTTGTAAATTAGTGACTGGCGAATGCCTGTGTGCAGAGGCTATTTTGGCTATATCTAATGGTTTAATTATCAAAAAACAATATTCATTTTCTGACGATATGGTTTACGAAGAAGAAAATAGTTGCTATTTTGAGTTTTCTATACCCAGCTACCATTATACAGAGTTAAATTTACCCAAATATATAACAAAAATTGAACTTCTTTGGTGGGCAAAAAAATTACAACTAACTTCGAGACAAATAGATATGCTACAAAGTCTTAATTCTCTCATTTCTTGGGCAAATCTAAACGATATTGTCAGATTAACCTTTCCACAATTTATTTTACTGCTGGACATCCTGAACAAATTATAGATAGATATATATATATCATGATTAATAAATTAGAACAATTAAAAGAGAATTTCGCCAAATATAATCAATATCACCGAAGATTGGTGTCTCTTGATGGGTGTTCTCTATGTGCTGAAGGGGTATTAGCAATTACTGTGGGGGGAACAATTGCTAATGTTCCTATGCACAATAATATAAAAATGATACTATTGGATGGAGGATACTATTATAGTACTATACCTGGCAGTGTGTATCAACAATTAAATTTACCCAACCCCATTCCTAAAACTTTATTATTAACTCATCAAAAACAATTAAAATTAACAAAATTTCAAATTGTTAGCATTAATAAAGAATTTGATTCATTTTTTTGGCATGATATTAATGATTATATTAACTTAACCTTCTCCCAATTTTCTTTGCTGCTAGATTTATTGAATGAACAATAAATATGCTCCCCCTACTAGTTCTAGAGTGTCCCTCAAGTCACATAAACTAATTTTTTTGAGTAAATTATCATGATTAACAAATTACAAGAACTGAAAGACAACTTCGCAAAATATAAACAAGGGTTTTGTAGTTTGGTTGATAAAAATGATCAAACTTGCCTATGTGCAGAGGGAATACTAGGAATTACTACTGGGTATTCTATTAAGAAGAATGAGGACAATGGAATGAATTCTTTGTATTTTAAATGGAGATATTATTATAATAATATCTCTGATAAGGCATATACAGAATTAAACTTGCCAGAATTTATATCTGGTGAGTTTTTATTAAAATATCAAACAGAATTAGAATTGACTAAAAAACAAGTGAAGTGAAGTGGATTAGTGACCCCAAAAAAAGACATAGTTGGTTTATTTTAAATGATATGTTGAAATTATCATTCCATCAATTTTGTCTATTGTTAGATATCTTAAACACATCATACATACACTGAGGGGGGGTCTAGAATGCCCTGTAAGGCACGATAATTTAAATAATCACTACTAGTACCAAATCATAAAAATAATGACCTTCTAATTGATTTTAGAAGGTCATTTATTAAATTTAATAATTACACGCATGATAACTATAAATATGAATATGAATAAAAGTATCAAATTTATTAAATGAAAGTAACTAGTAGTCTCACCGTCTCATCACTATTACCAGATCACATTGTAGAGAGTTACCCTAAATTTGTACAATTCATTGAGGAATACTACAAGTCTCAAGAACAGCCGTTGGGCAATTTGGATCTGATGAACAATCTGATTGAGTACTACAATATTCAAAACTATAAAATACAAGATCTTACAGATAAACAAAACCTGATCTTAGACCAGTTTAGATACAAATATCTAGGAAATCTACCACAAAAATTGAATCCTAAAATCAATTACTCGACATTAATACCCCACATCAAAGATTTCAACACCAGCAAAGGTACTGAGGAATCGATCAAAACGTTATTCAAATTGTTGTTCGATGACACTACCACCAAAATTAAAGTACTGCTGAGAGGTTCTGGTGCGGTAGTATTGTTAGAAGTGTTGAATGGCAGCGTAGCTACTGCTACTATAATTAATGGCGGTTCTGGCTATAACAACAATTTCAAACCAACAATTGATGTGATTGGTGCTGGTACTGATGCGGTTTTGCAAATAGATAATATAGTCGCTGGAGTGATTACTGCGGTGTCCATAGTAAATCCTGGTACTCTATACAACAACAATAATAATGTAGTAATTCTTGAACGTGATTTTGATATCAATTCTATTGTTACTGGCAGTATTAGTGGCGCGAAGGGTAAAATTACATATTGGAACCCCGATATAAATGAATTATATTTGAACGAAACTGATAAAAGTTTTAGAATTGGTGAGTCTATAACTAGTACCAATTGTACAGCAGTAATAAACAATATAGATATTACTACCGAAGAACCTTCTGTAATATTACCGTACGAGTATACGATTAAAACAAATTCTGACAACAGTGTATATTCTGAAATATTATTAGAATTAAATGATACCACTACCAATTTTGAGCAGATCAGATCAGAGAAGAATATTGTATTAACACAGAATAAAATAAGTATTTATACCTCGGATTTAAGTGTAGTTTATCGGGATAATGAAAGAGTAATAGTCAAGATTATCACTGATAAAAATAACTCACTATATGTGCCACCAACTACCAAATTAATTCCAATAGTAGGAACTGATATTATTGTTGATTCTACTATTGGATTTCCTACTGCTGGTACAGTCAGTCTAAATGGTGAGTATATAAATTATACATCTAAGACTATCAATAAACTGATTGGTATTACGAGAAATGTATTGATTCCTGGTACGCAAAATTATAGTATGGTTGGCGAAGATGTGGTAAAATTGTATAGAATTTATAGCGATAATCAATATCGTACAGCTACCGTTGAATTGAGTTCCGGCAACAAAAAATGTCAGTTTTCAGTAATTAGTAGTGGGTCGGGTGCCGTGATTTTAGATGGTGCCAGTGGGTATAAAAATGATAGTATCTTTGATAGTATATCTCCAATCACTAAAGATGCTACCGAATACAATGTGTGGAGTAATATTTATGGTATATATGATACTGATGATTATATGTATATTACTGCTGATGGTAAGCCAGTAAGTACTACGAATACTAGATCATTTTCGGAACAAACTATCCTGAAAAGATTTATCAAAAATAATATAGTCGAACCAAGTCCAACCAATAAAGGTATTGGCTTAACCACCAATGGGGTAGAAATTTGTAGTTATAAAGGGGCAACTATTGACTATGGTAACTTGACTAATATCGATATTATTAGTAATGGGGATGATTATTTTTTACCGAATAGAATTAATGAATCTATTCCAGAGTTGTATGTTAATACTCAGAATTACAGCAATATTATAAAAATATATGGAAGTTTGAAGAGAATAACATTGGATGGTATCAGCCAAGATTTATTGAGTGGATATAATAAAAAGCCAGAAGTAATTGTCACCAGAAATATTAATGATGTTACTGGGATAGATATGGAGTTGGAAGTTGATTATGATGTGAGTGGAGTAATTAATGGAATAATAATAAAAAATCCTGGTAAATGGTATACAGAGATCCCAGAAATAAAAATAGTTAATGGTGGGAAATATCTAACTCCATTAACTATTCCCACTACAAACGTGTATATATCTGGTTTTGTAGGTAAATATTATTTTCTACCTACAGAACTATCAGATGTTGACTTTGATCCTATCAACTACAAATCATTAGCCATCCCAAACACCGATGTATATTCTGCCACTCCAGAAGTATATTTAAAATCTGGTAGTGGAGTGGTATTTAGTATAGTGGTAGAATTGGGAGTAATTGTGTCCGTATCGGTAGAAAATAGTGGTATAAACTACTTCACTAGTCCAGAATTAAAGGTAATCAATACTACTGGTAGTGGTGCTAAATTTTCTGTCAATGTTGAATTCGGTAGAGTAGTGTCTGTAGAAGTAATAAATGGTGGTTCTAGCTACTTCAATAATCCAACATTGGTAGTCAATTATTTTCCAAACTCTGCGGTATTTGCTGCGACTATAAATAGCTGGACGTACAATATTGCAAATAATGCCCCTATAGATAGTACTGGTGGATATGTATATAATCAAGGAGATAGTGGGGTCGGCGAATCTAATCTACCTGATACTAATTTTTCGCCACAATATTTACAATTAGTACACATTGAACCAGTAAGAACAGTACATTCTCCCATAATTGGTTGGGCATTTGATGGTGTGCCTATATATGGAGCATATGTAGATGCGCCAAGAGGGGGGGTTGATAAACTATACTCTAGTTGGACACTCAAGATTACTACTTCTACTAATAGACCAACCGCACCATTAGGAACATTTATTGAAGATTATGAGTATATTGGTGGTGTTTTGGATGAGTATAATGGGGTGTTTGCGTATACCCCAGAATTTCCAGAAGGTAGATATTGCTATTTTGCAACCGACGCATTTCCTTATTTTGTCGGTAATCAATACAAATACAAATTTGATTCCTATAATCATCTGAAATTGCAAAATAATTGCAATATTCCTAGTGGTTCAATCAGAATATACAATGATGAAGTTAAATTCCCTTCACCAAATAATAAAATTTATCCATATTTGGCAAAGGTGGATAATATTAGCTATGGGGCAATAGATGATTACCTAATAGAGATTCCTGGTATTAATTATGCAGTAGGAGATATTATAAAATTTGAAGATGTTAATATAAAAATAATCGTTTCAGCAGTATCTAATACTGGTGGGATTATTGGAGTAAACATAATTGATAACGGCATTAATTTAGAATCCATCCCACCACATACTATATTATCACAATATGGAGTTGGTGCAGTTATTATATTTCGTAGTGATACTATTGGAACTATTAAAAATATTAAAAATATTACCAATGGAGATGGGTTTGGTGGCGACCCTACTATAAATTATTCAGTGGATAGTGATGTGATTTTAGATATTAAATTTAATAATACCATCACCGATTTTATAATTATCACTAATGGTATTGGCTATACTGAAAATTCTGTAGTATTAAATAATCAGTTTTCTGCTAGTTTAGTGGTTGCTAATAGTGTTATTAGTAGAATTGACATTATTGAAAGTGATAATTATTTTGAAAGTATTCCTATTGTTTCTATATCAATTGGTATTGGTGCAACTATCATTCCAATATTAAGCAAATCTGATATCAATACCAGTATTGTTTATTATGGATTAACTAGAAATAATTATGTGGCAAAGGGTAAAATTAATTTATATAATAAAATTGCTTCGACTTTGCAAGTGAAATCATTATTTGGAAAATTTGTAGTGAATAATGATTATTTTTTGTGGGATGAATCTGGACGAAAAATTGGTAAAATTCATAATGTCCGTACAGCAGAACTAATTTGTACTCCAACCAGCAACAAAACTATTCAAGATTTTACTGATAATTTGGATAGTATTATTACTTCTAATAATGTGATCGCAGACAACCTTACTCATCAACAATATTCTTATTCAATAAAATCCCCACATTCACTAATAGAATGGAAAAATTTTGTGGTGGATAATGTACATATGCTCGGTAATAAGATATACAGCATATACAGCATAGATAATATAGTGAAGATGTACCTACATAGAGAGACACAGATCAACAATGTTATTGACTATAAGATCAATATCGAGAATATTTTAAGTATATTAGCCGAAAAAAACGAAACTGATTTCGTTATTAATATCGATTCATTACCAGAAGATCTATACAAAAATACTAAATTCAAAAAACAATATTTCGACTACATTTGGAATGATAATGATTATGTTCACAGCAACTACTCGTCCTTTATCAATTATGATTACGGAGATCTAGTATGGCTGACAGAAAATCATAACAGATTGATATTAGAAAAAATTAATTCTAATACCGTATTGGCAACTGACTATAGTATTATTAAATTTAATAATTTGGTTAGTAGGATTGCCAGTAATTCAATTTTGTACATCAATGGAGTTACACAACATCCATCTTATGATTATTCGGTGGCTAACAATAACGTAACTATTCATCAAACAATAAATGATTTGAGTGACCGGGTCTCTATACTCAACCTACCGAGTTCATTTTTAACTTATACGGACAAAAAAGTATTAACGAACTCCAATACTACCACACTCACCACAAATACTAACCTTTTTGTCCCTGTAGATGTTTCAAAATTGATTATGTTTGTAAATAATGTACCAAATAATGAATTTAGTATTGTTGGTAATAATGTTGTCTTTACACAAAATATTACTGGTACGGCATATGGGGTCTATAGTGATAATTTTACTGCATTAAATTTAGTCAGCCTTACCAATAAAATCTATACCATTACCAATAACCCCACTAATAGAAACATAATACTATTTGTAAATGGAGTTATCCAACCATCTGCAAATTATACTACTACTAGTACAACACTTACTGTTAATTCTACTGATTTTATTACTCATTTGAGTGCTTGGATCGTTGATGATACTATTGGAGTAGATGATGTATATTCTATTGTATATAATAGTAATAATGATAAAGACGTGATCCCCGCTGAATTCAAATTTAATATTGTTGGGGGCGAATTGACTGGCGTTGATATTGTGTATGCTGGATTGCATTATCCCCGCTACATGATGTTAGCGGTAGAGGGGGTTGCTGACCCTGCTAAGATCTTATTAGAATGTTTGAACGGTAGTATTGTTAGAGCAAAAATTATTGATGCTGGTAGTGGGTTAACTAATACCAACTATACTACAAAATTGTACTATTATGGGCAAATTGAATCTGAACATTATTGTATGATCGAGTCTGATGTTTCTATTATTGTTTAATATGCCCTGGGAGGGGTCTAAAATGCCATGTAGCAGGTCTTAATTGAAATAATGACCACTAGCATCAAATCATAAAAATAATGACCTCCTAATTGATTTTTAGAAGGTCATTATTAAATTTAATAATTTAGAATTTGGTGGTGGTATTTTGCGCCAATATATGTTAGTATGATAATGCTGTCTTTATCATTAATTTTTATGACCAACAGAACCCCTAAAAAATATAACTATTTGTATGAAACTATCCTAGTGGGTAGTGATAAGAAATATTACGGTATGCACTCATCAGACAAACATCCAGATAATGATCCTTATTTGGGATCTGGTAAATGGGTGAAGTCTATTAAAGATAAGAATCTATTGCGACGAACAATACTTTCTTACTATGACACCATAGAAGAATTGATGATAGCAGAGACGGAATTGATCGCCGAACATTTGCACAAACCATATTGTATGAATTTTTCGCCAATTTCTGGTGGTGGTAACGGGTTATCTGGTGAAAATCATCCTAATTTTGCAAAAGATTTTTCCACATCAACAAGGAAAAAAATGTCTGATTCTCATATCGGTAACACTCCATCAGAAAAAACTAAACAAAAACTATCAAATTGCAAAGTTGGTAGTAATAATCCCATGTATGGAAAATTTGGGGAAGAACATCCTTTGTATGGATATAAACACACGCAGCAAACTAAGAAAAATATGTCTGCTTCTCAAAAGGGAAAAACTTTATCAGAAGAAGCGAAGAAACATTTATCAGTTGTTATGGCTGGGCGAATTTTTACCGACGAACATAAAAAAAACTTGTCAGTTTCTTTGTGTGGCGAAAAGGCACCACATGCAAAGTTAAATGAACAACAAGTGCGAGAAATAAAAGTATTACTAAGAGATGGGTTTACTGGAGTATATATATATATATATATCAAAAAAATATAATGTTCATAAGGCTACTATTAATGATATAAAGTTAGCAAAAACCTGGAAGCATGTTATAATATTATAAATATTAAGTGATAAATAAATAAATTTATATGAGTCAAGTAGCAAATTCATCCTGTTTTGTGTCACTGTCCGCAATACCCCCCTGCTGCATTTACCCCCAAACACCATTAGTCAGACAAAATAACAACTTCGTAAATGGTTATCCCGTTCTAACTGCGGGATTTTATGGGATTAGAAGTAATATTAATCTGACCTGTGCATCCCCGTGTTTGCCCGATCAACTATTTGCTGCTGGCACCGCTACAAATTCGTACTCTGGAGGATTGCCAAAATTAAAAATTGGTGATAATATAGGTATATACGGAGGGGTAATCATCGGATCGCCTAGCAACACATTTATTAGTTAATATGAGCATAATTTCGTCTGGCTGGTTGTCAAATTGTAAATGCAAAGATCTTGGTTTGCGTTTATACCATAGTGAAGGTAGCAAATTTCTCAAATCTTTTAATGTTCTAGATTTTTGTGATTGCAAACACGGACAAAACTTGAGACAATATTTTCCTCGATTTGAACGAATATACAATCCACACATATTTTGGTCAGAACAATTGAAAAAAATGATGATTGTCGTAAATGGTAAGTCAATAGAACTTCGCAAATTACTTTACAAATATCAATAAATAATGTTATAATAGATATATTCCACTCTCTCACCAAAATTTTATGACCAACACTGAACGAAATGCACAATTAATGAAAGCGACAACTGGCGCAACTCGGTTAGTGACTGATTATTATGTTCTTCCACCAGTTAAAGTAATTCGCAAATCGAAGCCTAATACACTTGGATAATTCTTTGTTGGATAACACCACTCAAAATATTAAGAAAGAGAGCAATAATTGCTCTCTTTTTTTGTTGACATTCTATAGTGATTGATGCTATAATTATATGAAAGATAGAAATTAATCAAAAATGACTAAACCTAGAATTTCCAACCCAAGTAATCATTGGACGACACCAAAATATTTCTACGATCAATTAGTTGATGTACATGGTGAAATGTTTGATGTTTGCCCCATAAATGAAGTAATCACGCCAGAAAATGATGCACTAATCGTCCCTTGGAAAAAAGTTAATTTTGTCAATCCTCCATACAGCAAAATAGAAAAAGAAGCATTTGTTATGAAGGGGTTAGCAGAATGGCAAATTAATGGTAATAAATCTGTATTTCTACTTCCTGTCAGCACGTCTACCAGACTTTATCACCATGTAATTAAACCTCATGCTAGTCAAATTCTATTCATAGAAGGCAGACTAAAATTTGAAGGTATTGGTAAGATTAAAGTTAATGGTGTACTACAACCCGCCCATATCAATCCTGGCACTGGTATAAATTCTATCCCCAACACAGAACATCTACCAAAAGCTAAAAACTCAGGTACTTTCGACTCAATGGTGGTAGTATTTGGTTGACATTTCTCACCATTTTTGTTATAGGGGATTAATTATGATACATTTCTGCAAAATACTCAATTTCTATCAGTTCGTTCAGCCTCATCATAATATAAATAATGGATCTTGTAAGCCATTAACATATAATCAATTATTTGTAGACGATCTACTACATCTGCTCAATACTAATACTGGTAAATTATATACTAATTCTATCGATCTTGATAAAGTAGATCTTCTTAAACTATATAATTGGTGTCCTGACAATAAAGGTAGATTTCTAACATATAAAAATGGACAAACTGTAAAAATTCATGAATCTGTATATGGTGCAAAGACTAATAAGAATTGGGTGATCAATCATATAAATGGCGATCCTAGTAATAATACAAGATCTAATTTAGAATTAGTCACTAATTGGTTCAACACCGCAATAATGAAGAAGTCATCTGGACTTCCTATTGGTATACTGTATCATCATGGTGATAGTAGCTATCAAACACAAATTGCTATGCCAAGAGTAAAGAAACAAATAAATTTTGGTTCTGAAGATCTTAACTATCTTCAAAACTTGCACTACCAATTTGCTATTAAATCAGGTTTAGTATTGCCAGAAAGATATCTATTATCAGTCCCAAACTGGCTACCAGATCATACTATCCTATTCACTCCAGAACATCAATCAAAACTAGATAAATTAATTGAAGCACATCTAGCTAATCAAGCAACTTGGGAACAACCTACTCCACTCACTCACTAATTATTAAATTTAATAATCATGTCAATTCCTACATTCAAGAGTGTAATAATCTTATGGAAGGAATGACGCTAGAAGAACAACAATCTATGTGTGACAATGTTACTAAAGTATTAGTCAATTATTATTCATCTCTTTCGCCAAAATATGACTCAACAAATCTATCAACTCATTAAACAAATCAATCTCGAAGATACGATTTACTCAATAAACATAAACAATCAAGACAATAATTACCTAAGATCAATCAATCTCGAAGATTATATTTGCGTAGTCCCTTCTGTCCAAGAAATTGTAAATTATGTAATCACTAATATGGTTCTTGAACTATACCATACCACTAAATCTTTCCCCAAATCTACTCAAATATCTTACAGATTAGAATGTGACGACGATAAAGAATCTCCTATTGTCTGGAATGCTGGTATGCCGCCTCATTGCCATTTATGCTTACCTACTATCCTTTATTTGCGAATGAGACAAACTGTATGATTCATTATACCAACACTACTAATAAATGGGAATTCGATCTACCTCATCATAATGTAAATAAAAGTAATTATAAATTAATTTTTAATCAATTGTTTGTAGATGAAACTTTACATGTACTCAATACTAATACTGGTAGATTATATACTAATACTATCGATCTTGATAAAGTAGATCTATTAAAACTATATAATTGGTGTCCGGATTGTGAAGGCAGATTTAGTACAAAGAAAAATGGAAAAAATGTAAAAATTTATGAATTAATAGTTGGATTGAAGACTAATCAAAATTGGGTGATCAATCATATAGATGGCGATCCTAGTAATAATACAAGATCTAATTTAGAATTAGTGACAAATTGGTTCAATATAGCATTAATGAAAAAGTCATCGGGACTTCCTATAGGTATAAAATATAATCGTGGTGGTACTAGCTATCAAACAATAATCCGTATGCCAAGAATACATGACAAATTTATAAATTTTGGTTCAAAAGATCAGAATTGCCTTCAAAACATTCATTATCAGTTTGCCACTAAATCAGGGGTAGTATCTCCCGAACGATACCTCAAAGAAGTACCTAATTGGTTGCCTGATTCTACTATACAATTTACTCCAGAACATCAATCAAAACTAAACCAATTGATCGAAGCACATCTAGAGAATCAACTTACTTGGGATGCCCCGATTATGTTCTGAGATGCCCATAGAATGCCTTACTACACCACTTACATATTCTCACCAAATTAACTATGTCTTCTGATACTAAAATTTTTGATTCTCTTGTTGATGCCAAATTGTACCACTTAACAGAACAAATGACTAGTGATGTATTACTAGTTCCTGTATATCAAGTATTGACAGATTCTGTTCCTGGTTGTAATAATAAACTTGTACCTAACGGCAAAATTCAATACTTTCACAAACGCTCTTTTGTAAAAAATACTCGGACTATTACAATCTGTCGTAATGCTTATCCCCACAAATTAACTCTTATTCGTTTTGGTGCCGAAATAACCATCAAAATTGAACACTGTAACAACACTTATATTGAGACATATACACTATCTTCTGAAGATTTGTCTAATTTAAACTCATTATTGCGAGGATTATAAAAATATGACTTACACCGAATTTTATAACAAATTTGAACACCTCCTCACTAATTCTGTCGGCACTTTGTGGGATCCTCACGAATTCGATGCTAGTGAGAAAATTAACTTCGATTTTATCCACCATAACCATCCTATTTATACTATTAAAGGAGTTGATACTATACTTACACAACCCCCCGAACCTATATTTGATGAACTAGAAGAAATATTTAATGCTGTCCATTCTGGTAGAAGAATGAACAATGATATAAAACTTAAAGAAATTGAAGTTTATATGTCTATTCGACATCAAAAAACTCTTGGTTGGGTTAATCGTGTACCTACTACCATTTTGCACCACTTCATTCATATCAGACAGTTCTACAATTTACTATTTTTATACTGATGGCATACCAAGATTTTTATAACAAATTTCAGCATTTGTTAACCAGTTCTATTGGAACAATATGGGATCCTCATGAGTTTTGTGCTGATGAGAAAATAGACTTCGATTATGTTCATCACTCACATCTCATCTCATTCACTGAAAATGAAGATGGTATCTATGAACAGTCACCAAACCCCCCATTTGATGTTCTTGAAACTATTCTAAGTTGTATACACCCAAATAGATTGAAATGCGATATAATTTACAAAGAGTTGGTGATATTTATGGCAATCCAAACCCAGAAGACGGTAGAAGTGATTAATAGTACCCCTGTGACATATTATCACAGATTTATTCCACTCATTCAAATTTATAATATTCTTTTTAATAATGACACATATTAGGGGAACCTATATTATGCTCTCAGACCCCTCTAGGATGCCCTACAACGAATGATAATCTAAATAATGACTACTAGTACCAAATTATAAAAATAATGACCTTCTAATTGATTTTAGAAGGTCATTATTAAATTTAATAATTTTTCTATTTTTTAGTTTTTAACTTCGTAATTAGCGCATCAATTGCTGGAGTTTTAGATTTTTGTTTAGAATTTACATAATCTTTGTGATGACTATGTAGTTCTGCTAAATGTTTTTCATTGTCTGGATGATCGGATTCTGTATCTGTCATATGTTCGGATTCGCTCCCATCTGCATTTATTGCAGTTCCGTGCATTACTCTATTTCTTCGAGTGATATGTAATTTCCCCCCTTCTCCATAATCTCTACTCATAGTACGAATTTTTCCATCAGTCGAACCAGCACTAGGTTTATCTCCATGCGCGTTTATTTCATCATGTTCTAACGGATGTAAATATTTTTTTCCTCGTTTGTGTTCTTCTGGATGATCGTCTGCGTGTTTTTTTACGATTCCATATTGTTCCCCCGCTTTATTTAGTCCCCCAAATCCTGCCATTTTTCCATATATTCTTGCTCGTTTGTTTCCTTCGCCATCCGCATCTGGCATAGTATCAGATCTGACTACATCTCCAATATCTGTGTTATTCTGTATATAATGATTATGTAAATGTGCTGCATCATGTAATGTGTTCTTTTTGTCTGTTATCGAACTGCTGTTACCCTTTTTTTTATTCATCCACGCTACACTATGTGTAACCCCTGAATAATCTTGGTGATATCTACTTGGTGTAAATTCCGCATCTCCCTGATAATGCGTAAGTTTTGTTTGATGATATCCTTCATCGGAAATTATATCCGATGATGGCATTTTGCTCAATGCTTCTTGCAATTCATAAAATTCTGTAATTTGTTGATATAATTTTCTCATAATATAAATTTATTTGTTTATTTATTTATTATTAAAAAAAATTTTAAAAGATTTGTAAATATAGCTGGCAAATCTAAAGACCTTTTCAAAAAAAAAAATTCTAAAAAAATTTTAAAAAGATTGGTAAATATATCCGTCAAATGCACTGTCTTAGAAGTCAAATTCTTATAGGAAACCCCCTACCCCCTATTTTAAATCATGCGAAGTCGATGAGTAAAAAAGTCAGGCATATCCAGCATACTTCACTACACTACAACCACACACTGTCTTTTTGTCCTTCCTGATGTAGTATATTACATGACAACACAGGCAACAACTACACTTCACTACCACTACACTACAAACACTGTCGATCGGGCATTCTAGCGCAGTTTGAGAGGATGTTAGTAACTAAGCTGAGGTAGGTAGCGATCGATCTCCAATGGGTTTGTAGTCCTTTTAATGACTTTTTGTCTACAAAAGACTGACTAGATAATGTATATACCACAGCTACATATATTACAGACTATAGTGTTTGGGAGTTACAATCTCCGATCTGGATTTTATTACATTAGGTAGCAAGATAGACATACATAATCGGTAGTGCATAATAATACTCTTTGACGTATCCAATAGGTTTGAAGTGCTTTTAATGACTTTTCTCCTACAAAAGACTGACTAGATAATGTATATACCACAGCTACACATATTACAGAGTATAGTGTTTGACTGATACAAAAAAAGCCGATCTAATAGATCGGCTAAGGTATTAAATTTAATAGTTGTAGTTAACTTACTAATGGTAATTTTTCAGCAACTAGTGTATTATAAGCAGATACAACTGTATTAACTACTAGTAACTCACTAGGATTACAAGGTAGATATATATAAGCATACGGTAACATTTTGTCACCGTTTGTGATGTTTTCTGCATAGTCGTAATACAATATACCATCACTAAGTAATATATAATACGCTATTGTATCATTTTCGTACTCTATCGATCCAGAAGACTCATTTTGTATGTCTACAAACAATTCCGCTAAATTATCACCATACACATCATGTAGATCGATTAATTCTAAAGTCGTAGTTGAAGTAGTCATAATGTCGTAACCTCGAATCTGTTTACTCTTTAATTATAACGAGATATCTAGCAGTTTGTCAGAAGTTAAGCATAATAGCTTAGTGATTACGCTGTATCTCAGCCATTTAAAACTCCTACAGTTTATACATTGTCGTAATGAGTGAAGTGAGTATATGTCTAGTTTGGCAGTTCGATCGATTGTATGGCATTTTTAAACACCATAGAGAGGATATTAGCAGATCGGGCGATCTGGCATAAACAAAATAACACAGCCGATCTCACTAGATCGGCTGTGTTATTAAAGTTAATAATTAGATTGTAGTGTTATGCTAATTTACAAACTAATATTTTATCGCCATTAACTAACCACTGATTATCTAGTAGGTATATCAATCCAATATGTGACAAACTGACATTGTAGCATATTAAGTGTATTTGCAACACAAAATACATTATCATCATCAATGTAGTACATTGATAATATTGAGTATAATACATCATCAATGTTGTTATTGTTACAGCAACATTCATCAATACAAAAATGATACAATGCTGTAACATAATCCCAGCTAAACAATATCGATTGTTTAGGGTAAAGCTTACATAATTTTAGCCATACTATAGAGATAATACATTGTTCTGGTGCAATATCTGAGATTATCAGATGCTCCAAAATTACAACTGTATCATATAGATTAACTGTATCTATATGACTATCTAGATATGTGACTAGTTTAGCACTACTAAAACTAGTACATCCGGTTCTGGCAGTAATAATACGTTGTAATTCTATAGTGAATATATTCATTTGTATTATGTTCCCTTATCGGTTGTTGTTTGCTTACCTCTCTACTATCCCACTAATCCCGATCCAATTCCAAGCAATTTTAAGATATTAGGCATAATGGCTGAGGGATTACATTGTCTCTCAGCCATTTGTTTCTCACTACAATTTCTACATTGTCGTAATGAGTGAAGTGAGTATATGTCTAGATTGACTGTCTGGACTGTCTGAGGGCATTCTAGGCACCTCTCAGAGCATATTAGGGATCGGCGTGGTAGCGATCGATCTCCAGTCATACCACATACTGCAATAAACTGTAATTTGTGGCGATCGATCTCCAATGGGTTTGTAGTCCTTTTAATGACTTTTTGTCTACAAAAGACTGACTAGATAATGTATATACCACCGCTACACATATTACAGAGTATAGTGTTTGGGAGTTACAATCTCCAGATCTGGATTTTATTACATTAGGTAGCAAGATAGACATACATAATCAGTAGTGCATAATGACGTATCCAATAGGTTTGTAGTCCTTTTAATGACTTTTTGTAAGGGGTTGACCTAGCATTGAGAACGATCGCTCAGTAGACTATTAAATTTAATAATGTGTAGTAGATTTGTAGCCTAATATGTAAGAAGTTATAGTAGATTTTACCATAAGTCTTACAAAAAGTGGTGTCAAAGTGGTGTCACTTTTGTAGTTTTTGAAATGGCTGAATGTAGTGCTGTGTATGGGTTTGGAGTGATTTCTATATCCACCCAAACAATACTACAAAATGAATGTTATAACAATTTATTATAACATTCATTAATATTTGATGTTATAACAAATTGTTATAATAGAGTGTGCCTACCAAATAATGTAGTATTTTGTGGTGAATTCAGGTACAAAAAAACAGCCGATCTGATTAAGATCGGCTGTGGTATTAAAGTTAATAAATATGGTAGCAGATTAGGTCATGATGGTAATCTATACAAAATTCAGACATTATCATCGATAATCGATCTGTCACTTTTTTCCATTCATTGTCATCTGCTGGAGTCTCATCTAAAACATAGTGTTGGCAATCATTATATTCGCAGTTCCAACTGTAGCTTACATTACCATAATCTAAAGCAGTTTCTACCACATCAGCGAATGAGTGTGGTACAATCAATTCGTATGTGTAGTATGATTCATCTGATTCATCTGATTCGTAGTCATTATAGGAATATTCTAGACAATGAGTTAGTAATACATAATGAGTAGAAGTAGTCATGAGTCGTATCTCCGAAATCTGTTTACTCTTAAATTATAACGAGATATCTAGCAGTCTGCCAGAAGTTAAGCATAATAGCTTATGTTTCTCACTACAATGTCGTAATCTGATGGCATAATAGCGGTAATAGAGAAGATAGTAATAGAGTAGTGAGAACGATCGCGTAAATTAAGAACAAAAAAACAGCCGATCTTAATCAGATCGGCTGTGTTATTAAAGGTAATAGATAGTAGGGTTATGGTAGTTGAATGTATATACCATTAATATTTTTGAAACAGCCAAAATTGAGAAGTGTATTATTTAATCCATAGGGTACTTTACGAGATGCTACTATATCTAGATTACACATTGTATCACGAAATTCGGATAAAGTGAATTTTTGGGTAGTATATGGATATAATTGTAATGTATACCACACAATAAAGTCATGTTGTAGTAAAGTTATGTCACAAGCTGTATCACAGATCGATATGATTTTTGCAAAATCGATAAAAGTGCTACCATATTCACAAAAATTAAGGACACTTAGAGTTAAGGTTAGTATATCATACTGAGTCATTAGTAATAGATTGTCACTAGTGTTAAGATCGAGTATTTGTTGGATCTTATAAAATCCATACAATAGATCTATGAATATAGTGGGAGATAGTAATACCTCATCACCTAATATATCGAAACATTGTTCTATACGATCTAACTCTGTATTATAGGATTCTGAGACATATTGTAGCATTTTATCTACAAAATGATCGTATGAATTAGTTGTCAGGAAAACATCATAAGACTTAGACAAAAGATACATTGTATTTTCTGATGTAGGGTACCCATTAGTGGTAAGAAATAGATTGAAATTAGTTGTAGTGGTTTGAAAATTCATGTTCTCTGTTCCCTTAGTGGCGGTTTGCTTGTTATGTTTATATGGTAGCCGATCTTAGGATAGATAGGAACGGCCAAATGGCTGATATTTATTAGGGACTATATCATAACTTATATCGGATAAGTGATCTATTGTAGTATGATGTAATTGATTGAATATAGAACTACCATGTATACTAAAAAATATTTCAGAAAGTAATACATTATTGATAGTAATTCTTTGTTTATTCCAGGTAGCATAAACCTTTTGTTCGGTAGCTATCATATTTTTAAGTCGGATTAGTGGAATCATTTGATTAGCGGCTATTTGTTTACCTCTCAACTATCCCACTAATGCGATCTAATTGCAAGCTATTTTAAGAGATTAAGCATAATGACGTATTGATTACGATAGGTCTAAGCCATTTGTGTATCACTACAATTTATACAGTGTCGTAATTAGTAAGGTGATTATGAGTCTAGTTTGAGTGTTTGATTCGTTATAGGGCATTCTGGGCACCTTAGAGATGATGTTAAGGATCGAGTAGAACTGCTATAAACCAAAAAAGCCGATCTGATGAGAACGGCTTTTGTATTATTAAATTTAATAATTTGTAGTGTTATTCAGCTTCAGCATCATCAGTAGTTGGGGCAATCCCCCCTAATAGTTCATAGATATGGCGAATGCCATAATGAAAATTATTTTCGTCATGATCATAAATGTCATCTAATGTAATACCACAGCTACCGATACGATATTTATTTAAGTCACTGTAATCTTCAAGTAGTGAGATTGTATTTTGTTGTTCTGATGTGAGTGTAGGGAATGCTAGTAAAATTGCGGCAAAGATATCGAATAGTGGAGTTATCACATCATTGTAGTAGTATTTCTCACCATTAATAATACAATGCTCATTATCATCTGGTATGATGCCAGTAAGTAATTGAACGTATTCTAGTAATTCAGTAGCATCATTAAATGCAATAGATCCGTCAAATTCTATAGATTGTAGTTTAGAATGATTCATTGTATTTTAAGGTTAGGTGAGTGAGTAGTTACGGCGATCTGTAATATCAGATCGCCAATAATGTATTATTTTGAAATTTCGCGATATATTACTTTATAGATAAGAAAGTGATACATTTTATGTATTTTGTCTTCACTAAATTTAGTCTTGGAATTATTGTTAAGACCGAGTGTATCTAGATAGGTTTCCATCTCATTATAATAAATTAAAAATGAGTGAGGTAAGCCATCGAGATAATTACTAAACCGATCTTGCAAGTTGGGAAAATGATGTTTATAATAATCATTATTTGTAACTCGTATGAATTCATGCCAAACATAGACAGCCGCAGCAGAGAATGATGGAACAGTACCATCAATAGATACAGATTGTGTAACATGATTCCGTACAGAATCTAGGACAAATTTACTGTTAGAGGTATTGGACATTGGTGTTTACCTTGTATGTGTTTCGATTGAGTATGTTTACATGGTAGCTGATATGAGGATAGTTACACATCAGCTAAATTGCGGAAGTTTAATGAAAAGTAACCATAGTATCTGGACAAAAATCTACCAAATTAGTTGTTATTGTCACTAATTTACTATCATCTGCCCATATTTCAAATATAGATGATTCTGCTACATGGTTATAATTAAATATAGTCTCACAAGTATTCTTAGTAGTTGATATCGCATCATCGATACTACCATAATTATAGTAGACTGATTTAGATTTGGTATAGTCTGAACAGATTCGTTTAATAAGATACAGTTGAGTTATCATTGTTGTTGTGTTGTTTGCTCGACTTCTTAACTATCCCACTAATCCGATCTAATTGCAAGCTATTTTAAGAGATTCAGTATAATGGCTTAGAGATTACGTTGTGTCTAAGCCATTTGTTTCCTACTACAATTTATACAGTGTCGTAATGATTGAGACGAGTACGAGTCTAGTTTGATGATTAGAGCAGTTCTGGGGCATTCTAGCGGTCATAGAGATGATATCTAGATCGGATAATCGATCTAGATATTAAATTTAATAATTATATAGGTGCATAATCGAGATATTCAAAATTGTATTCGACTATTTCATTGTATGCGTCTTGTATTATGGATTTAATGTCATCGCCGTCATATATTGTAATCTCTTGCATAGGATAATCGTGAGTAGTCATGTAGTCTATACCACCACCATGTAATTCTAAGTCATTATAACTAGTAGCAACTAGGGTATATATGCCAGGAGTTACATTTTGTATTATGTTATCAATTGTATTTGGGTTAAGATCTTTTTTTGAGTATGGTGGGTTATCGATAAAGTATAAAACTACTTCATTTATATTGTCATCAGAAGCATAATTACTATCTTGCAGAGTGAAGTAGTATGATGAACCGCTCCAATGATAAGATTCTCCGCCACACCATAAGTCAGAAAAATGTAGTATAGCACCATAGATCCGATCTGATACAGTCCAATCTGTATCTTCATGTAGTCGATTTAATGCTTGCTCGATTACAGGATAATATGATATATCACTATCATTGAAGTATTCCTTAGAATGTTTTTGTTGCCAGTCATAGTAGTACGAATCACAGATGGTAGGATAATCCTCTAGATCACATACCAATGCTGCGTTTACTTCGGTAAATTTAAGAAATATTTGATGATGACCATACCCTAAATGTGTTTCATGATAACGATTTGACGCATAATGTTCCAAAATGTATGATACATTAGCACGCTGTACATCGGTACTATTGTCATAGTCACCGATGCGCAACATGTCAGATGTGATCCACTTACCTTTATTTTTAGGGCATATCTCCATATTACCATCGACTAAATTGTAAGATTCTGTAATTGATTCGATTGCAGTTGCCATTTTTGTTTACCTAGTTATGATTCGATTTGGTATGTTTCAACTTTAACTGATAGAGTGAGTATTTGTCTATCAGCCAATTGTCGCAATATAGTCTACTTAATCCTCTGAGTATGGGTATAGTTCGTCGTGATATAGTGCTAATTTTTCGCAAAAAATGTTTTCAACATAGATAGGATCTGCTAAGTTTTCTATATCGTACGAATCAAATATATGTTGCAAATACTTCATATTTATTCCAGGATAAACCGTACATATTTTATGAAAAGACTCAGCTAATGGTCGTGAGTTATGTTGCGTTTCTATTATTTCGCCATCTGCATACCATATGATCCAAGGATTGATATATTCGGTTAATTTCATGTTATGTCTCTATTTATTTGTTGTTTACATGATAGCGGATTGGGTTTGGTATATTCAATCCGCCAGATGACTGAGATTAACAATGAAATACAAAATCTATTTGATGTTTATCTAAAAATTTAAAATTAGCTGGGGATAATTCTAATTGTATTGGTAGTTTATTACAAAATTTAAACATTGATAGACAAATACTAGTGTTATAAGTTTTAAAGCCGTATACCTTACCAGTAGTCATATATACTGCTATTATGTAGCACCGATCACCATTCTTATCGTGCGGACGGGTAAATATCTGGTAAGACACACTATTTTGTTTAAAAAATACTTGTATATCTTCTAATGTAGCATCTTGTGGCAATCCGAAAGTATCATTTAATGTTTCAAGACTCATTTTGTTTACCTTTTGTATATGTTTAGATTGACTGATTAGATGGTAGCTGATGTGAGGATATATACACATCAGCCAAATTACTTAACTACTGAGATGTTTATTAATAGATAGTATAGGTTTTATATTAACGTTTTAATATACAATCGGGAACTATTTAAATAAATTCGGCGAGTGCGAGTATAAGTTATATGACCATAATAATCTTTACCAACAAAAGTAATAAATCCAATATCATTGTTGATAGTATAATTTTGTCGGATATGAGTTAGCCACCCATATATAAATGATACCCAATTGGACTCTAATTCTCCCCCGATCATAATCGATATTGTCAAAATTAATTGTTGCAGATAGTGAGTAAACGTTAGAGCGGCGTAGGGGGCAAGTCATTTTTTATATGGTTCGATTTGTTGCTTACCTCTTTACTATCTCACCAATCGAATCTAATAGCAAGCTATTTCAAGAGATTGGGCATAATGGCTTAGAGATTACATTGTGTCTCAGCCATTTGTTTTCACCTACAATTTATACATTGTATTTTTGGTGTAGGTGAGATATACCTAAAATCAGTTAGATCCGTCT